GCGGTGGTGGTGGACAGTGGGAACCCGGCGTAGATCGACACCGGCGGGCACCCGGAGGCCAGCTGCACGTACATCGAGACGGTGTAGGTGGCTCCGGGGGTGAGCATGCCGACACCGGCGCCCCCTCCAACCCAGACCGGGTTGGTGCCAATCAGGTAGAACGAACCGGGGCTGGTGCCGTTGAGGAAGACGGCGCGGATACTCCCGGCCCGCGTGCGGCCGACGGTGTTGTCCCAGGTGCTGGTGAAGGAGGACGGGGCGCTGGGCGCTGTTGTCCAGCCCCAGGTGTCGTTATCGAATCCCGGGTTTTTAACATGGTTGATCCGGTCCGCCAGCACGGTGATGTTGAGCTGGCGGGCGGGCTGGTAGGGGCTGGGCACCCAGTAGTCGTAGTAGGGCACCAGGTTCAGAGCGTCGATGTAGACGGTGTCTCCGACCGCGAGTCCGGTGGAGGAGACCTGGACCATGACCGTCATGTAGGCCGGGGTGGACACCGGCTTGGCGCCGATTGAAACTGCCTGCTGCCAGGAGCCGTCGCCGGGGTGCGTCTTCTGCACGGCGGTGGTCGTGCTGACCTGGTTCAGGTTGGCATCGAAGAAGGCGACGAACACCTGCCAGGTCACCGGTTTGGTAGCCGACACCCACGCTTGCCCCGCCACCGTGCCGACCTGGACCGGCGCCACCGATTTGGGAGTGGGCAGCGGCCCGATCCAGGTCGCGCCGGTGCCGGTGATGGTGAGCTTGCCGGAGTAGCTTCCGCCGTACGCCTTGTCCGCCGAGCGGGTATAGGTGCTATTGGAGTCGGCGCCCCAAACCATCGCGGTGGCGAAAGTGGAGGCGTCCGCGCTCAGCAGGTTGCCTACGACAGCCTTCTCCAGCTGCACATCGGTGAACAGCCCCGCGCTCTGCCCGGCGCCCATGTTGGTGAACGACGCGCCCACGGCGGCGTAGACAGCTGGGCCCCACAAGGGCCCCGCACCCCTGTCGTAGGCGGACGGCGCCAAAGCACTGAGCCAGCCCTGAGCCCAGGTTACGGTGCCGTTGCCAGTCGTGGTGCCATAGCCGTCGATGAGCGAGGCGAGGCGGGAGATGGCGGGGTCCACCGCCCCCGGCGACCAGTACGCGAAGTCGGCCACGCCGCCTGCCGGGAACCCGGAGGAGACGGCCAGGTGACCGCCGAACAAAGCCCCCGCGCGCCCGGACAGGGCGACCGGTGCGGCGGCGGACGGCGCCTGGGCATGGCCGGTGACTGAGGCGCGGCCGGAAGCGGACAGGTTCGGCATCAGGGGTAGGGCCTTTCCATGATCGCTGGCTTGCCCGAGTAGCTGAATGAGCCGGTGTTAGTGCCCAGAGTGGTGAGCGTCGGCACGGCCGAGTTGGGGTTATAGACGGAAACGGTGATGGTGGTGGTGCCAGTCATGGTGACGACCATGCGGTTGCCGTCGGCGATGTACGGCCAGGTCGCCAGGACGGTGTCGGTGCCGGAGACGCGCCTGATCAGCCGGGTGCGGGTGGCCACCACGTAGTTGTTCTGGTCCTGGAACCAGGGGCTGATGCCGTGCTCCCAGCCTGCGGGCGGGGCGCTTATGAAGGTCAGGGCGTAGTACCCGTAGAAGATGCTCCGGTTGACCATCAGCAGTCTGCCCCAGGAGGCGTTGCGGCTGGCCGGGTAGGCGACGCCGGAGCTGGACTGCCAGTCGTCGGCTCCGGCGATGCCCGAGGTGGACCAGCCGTATCCGAACATGGTCGGCATGGCGGCTGAAGACGCGGCTGGGGTATCGAACCGGATGTAGAACTGCTGCCCCACGCTGGCGGCGTTCTGGGTCAGGCCGAACGAGGCCATCTGGGTACCGTTGGCCGCGTAGAAGCTCAGGACCGGGTGAGCGGTGAAGTTGGTCCACGCGCTGGTGGTTCCGCCAATAATCGCTGAAGCCGGGGGCGCGACGTAGATGGATGCGGTGTAGGCGGCCTGGTCGGCACCGATGTAGACCCAGGTCGGCGAGGAGGCGGGAACCTTCGGCGGGACGGTGCTGTTGGCCGATGTGATCGACTGGAAGATTCGGCCCTGGTAGGACACCAGGTCGCCGGTGTTGTACTGGCTTTGCGGCATCCAGACCGGCGATTGGACCAGGGGGATCCCGTAGCCCTGAATCAGAGCCAGATCCGGTGTGGTCGTGCCGGTGCTGCCGACCCACGGCGCCCACCAGGCCGGGGAGACGTCCGGCTGGTTGCCGCTGTTCTTGCTGCCCAGGGAGATGTAGGTGGCACCGCCGTAGGTGACCAGGGTGTTGCGCAGGTAGCTCGTGGCGGCGCTGTAGGCCGCCGGGGTCTGTGCCCAGGTGATTGAGGAGGCGCCGACGAAGGCGGTGCTGCCGGAGACGGAGGCGCCAGCATTCACTTGGAGCGCCTTGGCGGTGTTCCCCGCCTGGTTCAGTGGGTCGGGAAGCCCGGTGACCTGGACCGTGTTGACCGAGCCGATCGTGGACGCGCCGTCCCACAGCGGCCCGTAGGTGGAGATCCCGCCAGTCACCGGGTTGTACATCGCCGGGTAGGTGAACGTGGTGTCGGCGTACATCACCTGCCAGTTGGCGTTGGACGTCTTGGTGCCTGTCGGCGCCGCCCCAGCGGTCGTGGTGGCGGCGACGTTGGTTACGGCCAGGCCCCAGGCGACCAGGTTGTAGCGGTTTCCGGTGGAGGAGGCGTTGGTGCCGGTGCAGACCAGCCCGATGGTGTTGGCCCCGGCAGTTAGGTTCACCGTGTAGCGGGCGGTGTTGAGCTGGGCCGTGGTGGCGGCGTAGGTGTCGACGGAGGCTTGGACTACACCATTGATGACGATGTTGCAGATGCCGTTCTGCGGCCCGGTCAGTAGGTTGACTCCGATCTCGTAGGTCCCGGTCGACGGCGGGGTGTAGGTCCAGGTGGCGGTACCGCCGGAGGCGGTGGCGGTGAGGATGTAGGCCAACCCGGGATAGCCGTTGAATCCGTTGTAGGAGCCGCTAGTGGTCTGGGTGTACACGGTGACCGTGGGGGCTGCCAGACCGGGGGTGAGCTGGACGGTGGTGGTGGGCAGCGCCAAGTATTGATAGCCGTTGTAGAGGACGATCTCGTTGGTCAGGTAAGCGACCTGCGAGTCCCACGCCGGGAAGACCGGGGAAGCGAAGGACGACTGGTCCTGGGACAGCATCATGTTCGGGCCGACGGCTACCGAGGAGTCCCAGCCAGTGACTGCGTAGACGGCGGCCCGGATGCCCTCGGGGGTGCCCTTGAGCGCGGCGATGCGTGCGGCGTCCCGCACCCGCATCCGCTGGATCCGTGCCGACACAGTGGTCTCCACGGTGACGCCGAGCTGCGCGGCCAGCCGGTAGAGCCGGGACTGGCGCATGGTGGTGACGTCGTTGACGCGCATCATGTCGTCGAGCTCGGTCTTGGCAGTGTCCAGCTGATAGGCGAAGACCGACAGGAATGCGGCCAGGGCCGGGTTGTCGGCGCTGACCGCCGTGATCTCAGCCTGGCTGCTCTTGTAAGCGCGCGGGACCAGGTCGTACAGGCGGCCGGTGTAGCCGTTGTCGGCCACTGCGAGGGAGGCGGCCGAACCGGCGCGGTTCCACAGCGACGACTCGAACGTGATCGCCCATGCTCCGCCCGTACCGGGAGTGATGTTCAGGGTGCCGTTGTTCAGGCAGACCCAGTTGGAGCCGTTGTAGGCGGCTCGGTCCCCGGCCTGGTAGGTGGTGGCGGCGCTATAGGCGGGGATGGTGGTGGACAGGAACACCGTGTAGTAGAAATACCGGCCGCCGGGCAGGCCGATGTCGTCGTATGAGCGCACTGGGCTTGTCGGGGCGACCTCCAGCAGGACGATGCCGTCGTCGACCGTGACTGGGAACCCGTATGGTGATCGGACAAGGCGCAGCCGCCCCCAGGAGTTCCCGGCAGGGGTGGACCAGGTGACGGTGATCCGACCGTAGTCCGGCTGGCTGGCGGTGACCGGCTCAGCGGAATAGACGTTGGCCGGGTCGGGTCCGTAGACGGCGGTGCCGTAGCTGTCGAGTCCGTAGATCGCCATGGCTGCTCGGCCGCCGTTTCAGGAGGTCGGGCGCAGGAAGGCCATCTGCGCCTCGCACGAGCCGTAGATGACCCCGGCGTAGCCGTTGTTGTTGTAGTAGCCGGTCTGGAAGGTAAAGACCTGGCCGATGCTGACGACGCCCGCCCAGACGGCGGACATGGTGAAGACGCTGACGTTCTCAGGCTCGGTGATGAGGTCTCCTGCCCCGCCGCCGGTGACCGGTGCGCCGTTGGAGTCGCGCAGCCAGGAGTTGAAGACGAACCACCCGCCGGGGCTGATGCCGAAGGACTGGAAGGTGATCTGCGCGGTGACCAGCCAGACGCCGGTTCGGCGGCACACGAACTGCGAGGTGTTCGGCGACCACATGCCGCTGCTGTCGTAGGGCGACTGCGGGAAGGAGATGACGCCTCCGGCCCAGGCGGTGGCGCCGACGGTGAACTGGTTGTTGTTCACTGAGCAGAACGGCGTGTTCCAGCCCTGCTGGTTGGCGGTGGCCACCGCCGCGATCTGGGTCTGGAGGGCGGCGATCTGGGCTTGGATGGCGTTCAGCCGACCGTTGACGGTGCCGTAGCTGGTGCCTTGGTACTGCGCGGGGGCCACGCCGAGCGTCTGCTCGATCGCGATGACCTCTTCTTGCAGGGCGTTGACGTGGGCGGCGTCCACGTACTCGGTGAGGTTGCTGTGCGGCTGGTAGACGCGCACGGCGCCGGGATAGACGGCGGCCATGGACTCCTCCTCATACCCCGCCGACGGCGGACAGGTACGGAGTGTTCAGTGACGGGATCTCCCAAGCGCGCATACTGACGTCACCGGCGACGTTCTGCGGCCCGTCGGCGCGGGCCATTACCGGGATCTGCACGTACTGCACCCCGGGGATGGAGGCCAGTGCTGTGTAGACGCTGGCCAGCGGGATCCGCATCGCGAAGTCGATGTTCTCCGGGGCGAACAGCGAGATCAGGGTCTGCTGGGCGCGGGCCAGCGCCTGGGAGCGGGAGAAGTTGGGATAGACGCCGATCACGACCGGCGATGTGGCGGTTCCGATGTTGACGCCGACGAACGTTCCCGGGTTGACCGCGACGGTGACCCCGGCCAGCGCACGGGACTGGAGGAAGTTCTGGACCGTAGTGATCAGCGCCGCTGACGGCGGCAGGTTGCCGGTGGCGGTAATGAAGACCGGGACGGTGGTGTAGCTCGCATTCAAGGTGGTCGTGTTGGCCCGTGCGACCGCCGGGACGGCCAGCGCCAAGTCGCGGTAATCCGACAAGGTGGTGGCGCGGTCCAGCGCGCGGAACGCCGAGGGCGCGTTCTGCCGGATCAGGTCGGTCGGCTCGGGGTCCAGGCCGCCGGTGGTCGCAGTGGACGAGGAGATAGATACCCCAGATATCAGCGTGGCGATGTCGGTGATGCTTCCGGCCGGGAGGTTGCCGCGTGTTCCGCCGCCGATGCGGTACGCGGCGTAGACCACGAGCCCGGCCGGGGGAATGGCGCCGAAGACACCGTCGCCGAAGGTGATGGTTACCGCGCCCTTGTCGTCAGTGGTTGCGGCGAAGGACTGGTCGCTGCCTGCGGCGTCCAGCAGTGTGGTGACGGCGAACCACTCGATTGGCCCGGAGGGGTAGCCGACGAACATCCGCACCGTGCCGTCGATGACCGGCCCGGTGGGCAGAGTGAAGGTCTGGTTGGCCGACCCGTCCGAGGCGCCGAGGTTTACCACCTGCACGCTGGTCGCGCTGCTGGTGCCCGTGTATAGGCTCAACGTGGTGGTGCCCTGGCTGACGCCCTCGGTGACGAGCACGCTGCCCGTGCCCCCGGCGGCCGGGACGGTTACCGCAGCGGCGGTCTCGAAGGTCAGCGGGCCGCCGAGGGCCGGTATGAGCCCGGTGAGTACCTGCGTCCCGGCCGGGATGGTGACCGGTGCGCTGGTGGAGGCGTCGGTGACGAAGGTGACAGTGCCGGTGGCGGGCGCGGCGTTGGCAGGGATGTACCCCAGCATTTGCGCCAGCGCCAGGACGTTGGAGCGCTGGGTGGCCGTCGAGATGTACGCCTCGTCGGCGATCCGGTCCTCGTAGTAGGACAGGACGTCCATCTCCCGGGCGAACATGTCCACCAGGAGCATGCCGAAGTCGCCGGTAGAGCGGTCCGTCCACTGCGGGAAGACCCGGGAGGCATAGTCCAACATCGAGGCTTTGATGCCGTCGTAGTCTCGGCTGGTGTAGTCGATGCCGACCACGGGTGGTGTGTTGGCCAAGGCATCTCCTGCTGCCGGAGGTGGGGGTCAGCAGGTTCCGGATGGGATGCGAGATGCTGGTCTTGGTAACGAGTGTAGGCGGTGTTCAGGACCCTGTTGTAGGGGCGAGCAGGTCATAGACGGTGCCGCCGGGCCCGATGCGGATCACCGAGACGGGCTTGGCGTCGATGCCGTTGCCGTGGACGTCTGCGCGCACGACGTCAACCTCGATGTCGGTCAGGCCATAGCCGTCGGTGCCCGCGCTCGTGATCGGGCGCACGGCCTGGATGACGGCTTGCGGCTCGTAGGCGCGCAGCGCTGCGGTGATCTGCTGGGTGAGGATTCCGGTGACGGCGGTGTCCTTGGCGTCGAACAGGTAGCGGGTGGTGTTGACCCCGTAGTCGGCGTCCATAACCCGTTCGTGCGGAAGCGTAGCGATCAGTGCCCGGACGCGGTGCTGGAGCTGGGCCTGGGGGTCGGTTTCGGTGGCGATCGACCCGCCGGGGGTGACGGCGAACGGGATGAGAATCTCGGTGGGCATAGTCGTGCCTTCCTTTCAGTCCAGCGGCCAGCGCAAGCCCTCGAAGTGGGCGTAGTTATTGGCTGCCGGGGTTGTGAGCCACACCGTCCCGCCGGTATCGATATTCAGCCATTGTGATCCGGTGACTTGGTTGGCCAGCGGGATTGTGGTGTATATGGCAGGCCGACAAGCCGGGCTGGTGAAAGATCCGATGGCGGTGGCCACTCCAGTGGGGAAGCTGGAAGGGACTACGATGACCCCCCGCAGCTGGACATGGTTGTCGCCGGTCATGCGCCAGGCGGGCGAGCGGCTATTGTCGCCGGTGATGCCGTTTTGAAAGGTCCAGCCGAACGCATAGAACTGGCTGCCGGAGCCGCCGAACCCGTTCCAGGCCGCCAGGATCTGGCCAGTGACCAGTTTCGCCCAAGCTTGAGGTGTAGAGGTTCCTGTGGCAACGAACACGGCTCCGACAGGCGCTGGGGTTCCGGACTTGGCTACGAAGAACCGCGTTCCGACAATGGTGGCTGAAGGGTCGAAGTACAGGCAGTCCCCTCCGTCGAGGTATATCTGGCCGTTGGCGGTGGCGTTCACCACCCCGCTGAGCCGTCCCGACAGGTAGGTCACCGGTTCGTTGTTGGTGGGCACGGGAATGGAGGTGGTGGCTTTGCCGTCCAGTGTGGGGATCGGAACGGGCAGCGAGAGACCTGCGCCGAGCCCCAGCAGGTTGTTTGGGTGAACTAGCACGTAGCACAGGGGCGAGGTAGGACCGGCCGAGATCGCGGTCCCGCTGGCGGCCGGAAGCGTCAGCTGAGCGTTTGCGCCGGACCGCGACAGGACTACTGGCCGGGAGGGGTCGCCGCCGTCAAAGGTCATCCAGACCTGATCGCCGACCTTCGGAGGCGGCGCGGCAGGATCTGTTTGCTCGGCCCAGACTCCTTGGCCGACCCCGGTTATCTCGGGGACGGCGAGCTGGACGCGGCGCTGCTTGGCCGGGTCGTTGACCGACAGGACGCTAGCCCGCCGCAGGGATGAAGAGTTGGTCATAGGTGGCTCCGGTGTAGGCCGAGGTCCACCGGCCGCCCGCCAGAACCACTGCTGGCGCCAGCCGGGTGTCCACTCGCTGGGTGGCGAGCGTCAGGCTGCTGTCATTGTCGCGGCCCAGGGTCGTTTGGCAGTAGTACACCCCGAGGCGGGAGTTGCTCGCGTGGAGCGTGACCTTGTGCTGGGTGGCGGTGACACGCCAAAGGCCGCTGTGGGGATCGGCCAGCCCTTGCCCCGACAGCGTGACGAGCCGCCCCGGCTGGATGGCCGGGTTCCCGTCCAGGCAGCATTCGGCGGCGACCCACAGCTGGTTGGCGCGCTGCTCGCCCGACAGGATGAACGCAGCCTCGGCCGCGCTGCGAGCCGTGGTGGCTGTGGCCGAGCGCACGGAGACGGCGGACTGCTGACCTTGCGGTTGCAGATTGGTCTGGACGATCTGCCTGGTAGCTGGGTTCAGGGTGTTGATGGTGCGCGTCAGGTGGGTGGCGCCGGTCGGGTCGGTGGTGCCGGTGGTGACGCGGAAGTCCCAGACGCTGTCGGCCACGCCGGGAGTGCGGCTGAATCCGAAGGCGGGGACGGCCGCGCCGGTGGGGCCGAGTGGCACAGATGGATCGGTGAGATACACCGCCGCCTTGTCCACGATCAGCCGGTAGCCCGTGTCGGCGGCCAGCTGGCCGAGGAAGGCGAAATCACTGACGTTGGCTTGAGTCTTGTAGGGGTAGGCCCGGGGGTGGTTCTGCACTACGGCCTGGAGGGTGTACCCGGCGATCACTTGGCGGGCAATGTAGTCGGCGGAAGCGTTCTGCCAAGCGCGCGAGGTCTGGTTCTGCATGAGCCAGCTGACCCCGATTAGGGTGTAGCGAACTGGGACGACGGTGGCATCGGCGAGCCGGGGGCCGGTGGGGTCGCCGAGTACCTGCCGGGAGGCGACGTAGCCGTAGAAGTCGGCGCTGGCGCCAGCGCTCATCCCCCAGGTGAGGTGGACCGGGGTGCCTTCGGTCAGCATCGCCGGGGTGGGCAACGCCCGGCGCAGGAGGGTTTCGTTGCGGGGCAGCGCGTGCAGCATAGTCAGCTCGGTGACTGGGTGCGTGCCCTCGGCGAGGTGGGCGACCAGTGCGTGGACGTGTGTACGCGGGGGCAGATCAGGCGTCTGCACCTTGATGTAGGGGGCTCGGGCGGCGTTACGCGACATGGGGGATCCGGATGACGGTGCCGGGAGCGATCCATGTCCAGTCGGCGATCTCTGGGTTCACGTCGGCGATCAGCCACCAGGACCGCTCATCGCCGAGGAACGCGTAGGCGACCAGGTCGGTGCGGTCGGCCTCGCCCCAGGTGTAGTAGGTGACGGCGGCGGTGGCCGGAGTCGGCGGGTTGTGCAGGATGGTGGTGCGCACCGACCCGTCGGGCCGGGCCAGCGCAACGACGCTATTGCGGTTGTAGCGGCTTGTCGGACTGATCATGCTGGCTCCGGTAGGAGGGTAAGGACCACCGACAACGTGGCGCACATGGGGACCATGTCCTGACTCCACATGGTGATCTGCGCGTTCAGGCTGCTGATCCAGCCGTAGAGCTGCCCGGTGGGGCCGCCGAAGTTCACGTGGACGGGATTCATCGTCATCGGCCCGGTGATTGTCTTCACGCCGGTGAACGCCACGGGTTTCTGGTCGGCGCCGGTGATGGTGGCCGGGTTGGAGGGCAGCAGGACGCCGCAGATGCGGTAGGCGGCGTCGATGTCGACCTGTACCCCGCCGTCGCGCAGGGCCTGCGCTTGGTCGAAGGTGACCGGGAGTCCGGAGTCGTACTGGGCTATGTCGCGCAGCATGTACCAAAGTTCGTAGGTGCGGTTGAAGAACAGGTCGAAGCTGGCGGTGGCGTTCAGCGGGACCAGGTACTGTCCGGCGGTGTTGGAGTTCGCGGTCTGCATGTAGGTGGGGTAGACCATGGTGTTGTTGTCTAGGGATCGGGTGATGCTCAGCACCGAGGGGTTGTACAGGAACTGGAGCCCGTACACGGTGGTCTGGCCGGGCTGGGCGACCTGGGCGATCCAGCCCCGGCGCAGCGGGCGCTGCCGGTGTGCGCCGCCCAGCGGCCCGATCAGCAGGTCTTCGCCGATGACGGCGCCGGGCTGACGGGCGGAGTAGGCGGCCGGGTCGAAGTCCGGGTTCCACTGCGTTCGGCCGTCCTGCCACGGAGGCATCAGAGTCCTGCTTTCATCTTCTGGAGCCGGGCATCGGCGGCGATCTGGTCGGCGATCTGGCGGCCGACGCTGTTCCAGTCGGTGCTGGCGGCCGATCCGCCGGTGACGTTGATCTGGATGGCGCCAGGGTGGAACGCCAGCTGCGCGCCGCCTCCGGCGGCCGGGCCGGGCTGGCGTACCTTGACCTGGTCGGCCATGATCGCGTCGCGAACCGTCTGCGCCTGGCGGGAGGTCAGGATCATCTCGTCGCGGTGGACGGTGGCGACCTGGTCGTGCGGGACGCGCCAGGCGCCGGTGTCATAGGACGGCTTGGAGGCCGTGATGCCGGGAGCGGACGGGATCTTCGCCAGGATCGCGGCCATCGCCGCGACCGCGTCCACGCTGCCGTAGTTGACCGCCTTCTTTGCGGTCGGGGTGGGGTAGGGCGTGGCGTATGGGGAGGTCGGGCCCATCGAGGGCGCGGGCGGGTTGCCGCCCTTGGCGGTGGCGCCAAGGGTCGCGCCGCCGCCGAGGATCCGGCGTACGTCCTGGATCTCTGAGATGTCGAAGGGGCGTATGCGGACGGTCTCTCCGGTGCCAGGGGCCTCGATCAGCTTGCCGCCGCCCAGGGCCATCATGACGTGGCCGGGCTTCCCTGCGGGCGCGCCGTTCTTGCCGTAGCTGCCCTTGGGGAACAGCAGGTCGCCTGCCGCGATGGCCGAGGGGTCGACCGGGGAGCCCTCGTCGAACTGGTCGGAGGACACCCGAGCCAGCCGAACTCCAGCTTGGGCGTAGGCCCACTGGATGAGCCCGGAGCAGTCGAAAGCATTGGGGCCGGTGGCGCCCCATACGTACGGGTCGCCGACCTTCGACATAGCGGCGGAGATGGCTTCCTGGATCTGGCCGGGCGCCGAGGTGGGGCTGGCGTGCGCGCCGGAAGCCGGTTGCGCGGTGGAGGACGCGCCGCCTCCGCCGCCTCCGCTGGGCGCGGGGGCGGCGCCGCCCCCGCCGGTGGATCCGGTGCTGCGGCGGCCGTAATCGTTGGAGTCGGTGGCCCAGTCCCACAGTCCCTGGCCCAGGCCGATGGCCCCGCCGACGATCGCGCCGGGCAGTCCGGCCACCGCAGCGCCTCCGGCCGCCCATGCGGCCGTGTTGCCTAGCACCTTCAGCGGCTGCTGCCAGTGGAACCCCTTGCCGGATCCGGTGAATCCCCATCGGTCGGTCCAGGCGTTGTTGGCCTGCACCAGGCCGTAGGTCAGGGCGGCGCCTCCAATCCCGGCGCCGAGCCCGGCTAGGCGCCCGCCGCCGAGCAGGCTGCCCAGCGGGCCGCCTCCGGCGCGGCCAACCAGTCCCAGCAGGCCGCCGGTGGCCGCCGCGCTGCCCAGGCCGGACACCGTGTAGGCGCCGTCGGCGCCGAGGGTCGCCGACAGCGTGCCGCCCGCGTCGGCTCCGGCCGCCCCTGCACCGCCGCCGAACAGCCAGCCGCCGAGCCGAGCCGCGCCCCCTGCGGCGGAGCCGAACAGGTTGAAAGCGCCCAGGCCGCCGGTGGCCAGCTTGTAGGCGCCGATGCCGCCCAGGACGCCGCCGAAGCCCTTCAGGGCCGAGCCGACGGTTTGCGACCAGGCGCTTCCTACGCCGACGGCGTCTCGCAGCCCCGGCACGTTGTTGATCAGGGAGGTGAGGGCACGGGAGAAGGTGTTGACCGCGTTGGTCGCGTCCTCGATGGCCGGGGAGAAGTCGTGCATGACGTCGGCGGTGCGGGAGCGCCGGGTGGCGTCCAGGTTCTTCTGGTCCTGGATCAGGGACCGGCCCACTCCGGTGGCCGACAGCTGCTTGATGGCCTTGGTGTCGCCGTTGGCGGCGCGGGCGAGCAGGTCGTCGATCTGGCTGCCGTTCATCTTGCTGGAGTTGGCCAGCGCGTTGTAGTTGGCCAGGTAGTCCTCCATCATCCCGGCGGTCGCCGGATCCCACCCGGCCTGGGAGGCGACTGCGCGCAGATTGGTGTCCAGCTTGCCGCCGTTGCGGATGAACTCATTGAAGGTGGCCGAGTCCACGGAGGTCTTGCCGTAGAAGGTCTTGGCCATGATGGAGCGGGCCACCTGCGAGGGTGTGGCCAAAGCGCCGCCCGCGCCGACCGACGGCTGGTAGCCGAAGGCCGCCAGCGCCATCGCCGAGCGCGGGGTGTAGATGCTCGCGGTCGCCTGGGCCGCTTGCTGCTCGGTGGCCCCCGGGTTGGTCAGCGCCAGCACCCGCATCGCGCCGATCATCTGCGTGTAGGCGGGGTTGGCCACGGAAGTCAGCGGCGCCCCCGGATTGGACCGGCCCAGGGTCAGAGGGCTGATGCCCAGTGCGCGGAAGAGGGTGAACTGGGCGCTGGCCGAGTCGGAGTCGGAGGTGGCGACCGCGTCCATGTTCCGGTTATGCGAGCCGAACGCCTGGGCCAGCGCGGACTGGTTGGCCTTCCAGTAGCCGCCGGAGCCGGTGAACGTGCCGGACACGATGGTGGCGTAGTTGGCCCAGGCGTCCATCTGCTGCGCGCCGGGCAGGATCTTGTTGCCGTAGATGAACCCGGCGGCGAACATCCCGGCCCCGGCGCCTGCGGCCTTGCGCAGGCTGTTTGTTCCCTGTGGCGGGGCCGGTGGCTGGGAGTCGGTGCGCCGCATCTGGGTCTGCGTGGGCGGGGCGTCGGCGGCCGGGTCGCGGTGCTGGCGGGCCACCGTCGTGGTCATCGTCGGGGTCTGCATCGCCGGAAACCGTCCGGCGGGGACGGTGGTGTTCGGCAGCCAGGGCCGCATCCGCACCAGCTGCCCGGTGTAGGTCGGCGCGGCACCGGAGCCCAGGGCGCCCATGTTAAACCCTGCGGCACGGGCGACCTGGCTGAGGGCTGCTGCCAGGTTGTTCAGGGCCTTGATGTTGTTAGTAAGCGCGGCTGCCTCGCGGGCGAGGTCGGACAGCGCCTTGTCGGCGGTGCCCGGGGCCGTGCCGCCTAGGCGCCCTGCGGCCAGGCTGACCTCACCGACCGGCACCGGCGTTCCTCCTCTCCAGCTGGTTCATGGCGACGGCCGCCCAGTAGCGGCGCTCGGAGCGGTGCAGGGCCTTCATCTGCGCCGGGCTCCACCGATACAGGTAGGCGAGCAGCTCGTAGTCCGAGTAGGCGTCCCGGGGGTCACAGCCCGCGAAACAGGTCGTTGACCGCCAGCGGAACGGGCACCTCCCCGCCGCAGGAATCGTGGGTGTAGCGGACGGTGTCGTAGCGGGGTCCGGGCTGCTTGTCCT